GGGTCACAGAAGAGTTTCTGAAGCCGCTGATCGAACGTCAGTGGCTGTTGAAGGGAATCCTGCCTGCGAATATAGATTACAAGATCATCTGGCGCAAAGCCAAGTCTCTGACGCCCGCAGATCTGCGTGACCTGGCTGATGCAGGATCCCGCTTTAAAGTGCTGGGTGTGAAGGATGAGATCGTGCAATTGATCATGGCATCCTTCCTGCGGGATGTGGATATCGATATTTTGAATTCGGATGGGTTCTCTGCGGAGCAGTTCGCGAAGTCGCTGCAAGGCATAAGTATATAGGAATTGGTAAATGGTAATTGGTAATTTGCTCACCGAGAAATCCAAGACTGCCAAGCTGATCGAGCAGCTGGAGAAGATCCCGCTGGGGAGGATATACCAGGCTTCCTTCCGTGCTGTGGTGCGGTTGCATCTGTACTTTACAGGTAGAACGCATGAGCTAATGCTGGACTTCACCGAAAGGGCGCAGGCGCTGATCCTGATGAAGGCAGGCAAGGACCAGGTGCTGGATGGAACGAGCGGGTTTATTGTGCAGACGGAGCTGATGAAGCTGTGGGGCGATACGTTCAAGGAGTGGAGTGAAGAGTTCGAGAAGGTGAGACGGGAGGCGGTATCCATCCCGTTTGGGGTGATGGCCGTTTTTCATGAGCGGATGGTGTTGCCACTCACCACAAAGAACACAAAGAGCACGAAGGAGGAGACCCTTCGCTCCGCTCAGGGTGACATTGAAGAAGCTGTTGAAGATGGCGTGTTCCGCCCTCAGCTAAACATCGTATTGAATGCGGCGGGGGAGCATCTTTATGGCGATTCGTTGAATCTCTCGCAGCGGATCTGGCGGATCGATCGGGAGGCGCGGGATGGGATCAATGCTGTGCTGATGAACGGAATCTCGAATAGTTCTTCTGCTTGGGACATTGCCCAGCAGCTGGAGGGGTATCTGGGAGCGAACGCAGACTGCCCACGCTGGACATCCACGCGGCTCTATGGCAGGACCAAGAGCCAGATCGCCACGGGTGATACCACAGGCTTGCTCAGTGGCAATGCGTGCGATGGGCGCGGCGTTTCATACAACGCCCTGCGCCTGGCACGGACCGAGATCCAAAAAGCACATGCGCTGGCCACCGACAAAGTTCTGATGAGCCAGCCCTGGGTGGAGAAGGAAAAAGTTAATTTAAGCGCCGCTCACCCCGAAACAGATATCTGTGATGATGTGACAAGTGGAGGGGAAAAAAGGGAAGGGGTCTATCCAGTGGGTGAGATTGAGCTTCCGCTGCACCCGAATTGCCTGTGCTATAAGACTGCAGTGCTGATGGCCGAGAAGGAATTCACCTCCCAGCTGAGAGGCTGGATGCAAGGCACAGAGAGCTGGCCGGAGATGGACGATTACGAACGGATGATCGGCGGCGATGTGAGTCAATCTGTGCTGCCGAATGCGATCAACCTGGCGGTGTGGCTGTTCGGTGCAGACCTGGAGAAGTGGTTGCCATGAGTCTCAGTGACGAAATCAAGACCGCGCTTTTGGCTGATGCTCCCCTGGTAGCTCTGCTCACGGGTGGGATCTACAACGATGTGGAAGAGATCTCCAGGCAGAACACGCCAGGCGCGTTCGATGCCACTACGAAGGAATTGAAGCCCTGTGCGTTGATCAAGTACAACACCGAGCTTCCACTTCGCAGCGGATACCTGAGAGCGGTCAACGATCCATTCACGATCTACTTTTACCAGCGCCAGGGATTTGACGTGATCGAGCAGGCAATGGATCTGGCATTCGATGACTTGAATGAAAAGAAGATCGGAACGGGCGTCTGGAATATTGAATTCGATGTTGCAGTGAAACAACAGCGGGACGTGGCTTTGGATTGTGCACTCGGCTCGCTGCGATTTGTAGCCAAAAGACTACGATAAAAAGGAGATTAACAATGAGTCTAGATACACATCCAAAACCGTTCGGGCTGAGTGATATCAAAATCACCAACATGGCTGGCACCCTGCAGGTGGATCTGCCCGCATCCACAAAGCTGACGTTCAAGGAGCGGGTCAAATCCGCCGAAGGTCCTGGCGATGATATGCTTTCCACGGTGGTATCTGTGCGGGATGCAGTGGAGTGGGAGTTGGAAGCCACGGGCCTGCCGCTCGAAGCGCTGGCCCTGATGTATGGTCTTACCACTAGCACCTCGGGTACCACGCCGAACCAGATCAAGACGCTGGAGCATCATGGCGGTGTGCGCCTGCCCTATTTCAAACTCTATGGCAAATCCTTGGGCGAAGGCGATGATGACGTGCACTGCATCATCTACAAAGCCAAAGTGACGGAAGGTCTCGATTCGCCCTTTGAATATGGAACATTGCAGAAGAGCACCATCAAGGGCATCGGCATCGACGATGGCACGAATGGCGTTTATGACTGGGTGCAGAATGAGACCGCTGCAGATCTGCCTGGCACCACAGGCTCACCGCCCGCCTTCACGCTGTCCTCTTCGCCTGCTGATGCTGCCACGGGTGTCGTGGTGAGCGCCAATGTGGTCCTGACCTTCAGCAACAAGCTGGCCGCTGGTTCAGAGAATGGGATCATCCTCACCACAGTCGCAGGTGTACCTGTGGCGTGCGCCCGCACGATTGATGCGGCCCGCCTGGTGGTCACGCTCAACCCGAACAGCAACCTGGGTGCAGCCACCGAGCACCTGGTGATCGTCCCTGGTGTGACCGATATCTACGGTCAAGCGCTCGCCGATACAGTGATCAACTTCACCACGGCGTAGGTGAGTGATGAATGATCAACTGAAGAAATTGCAGCAGTCACAGCAATCTCGCCGTGAGATGCTGGCTCAATTTCGTTCCAGCCGTTTGCATGAGCTTCCTTTACCCAGCGGAATTACTGTCTGGGTAAAGGATGTCAGTATGACAGACCTGATGCTGACAGGTAAGCTTCCTGAAAATCTCCTGGACTTTGCCGATCAAGCAAATATGCAGAGCAAAGCCGAGATCGATTTAAAGAAGATCATAAAAAGCGGAACGGATTTCAACGTCATGCTGAATACCGTTGTCTGCGCCGCTGTTGTGGAACCACCCATTGCTGAAAAGGGTGACGATGATCACCTGGGACTCGATGAGATCAATGGAGACGATAAAATGGCGATCTTCAATTTTGTGAATCGTGAGGTGCAAGAGCTCCGTCCCTTTCGCGAAGGTGAAGACAAACCTTTGGCGGCTGTACAACCTGGGAACGGCCTACGGGCAGCGTCCGAGTGACATCGTTGGCGGATTGAAAACAGACCTCGGACGCTGGTATCTGGATGAGGCTTGCCTGGTAGCAGGCAGAGGAATCGAGAAATTATTGAACGAGGGCAAAGATCCATTTTCTGACGAGAGTTCCAAGCCTGGCAAGTTTCGCACTGCGAAAAATCGTGTGACGAAGAAGGTCAAGATCAAGCCCAGCGGAACATGGTAAACAATGGCGATCCAATTAGGTAGTGCATACGGAAAAGTTTCCCTCGATGTAGGCGGTCTTCTAAAGGCTGTCAAACAGGGCAAAGAGGGATTATTCACGCTCGCCAGTGCAGGAGAACAAATTGGTGGTGCGCTTAAGAACGTAGGCGCAAAGCTGACGATCGGTCTCACGCTGCCGATCGTGGCCCTGGGCGCAGCCTCGATCAAAGCCGCCTCGGACTTCGAAGAGACCAAGAACAAAGCCATCGTCGTCTTCGATGAGATGGCGGATAATGTTGTCTCAAATGCCAACCGCTCAGCCAGCGCGCTGGGCATCAGCAAGACACAATACCTGGATTATGCCTCCTCGATTGGCGCGGCATTGAAGGCTGGTGGACTGGGCATCAAGGAGTCCACGGAACTTTCAGAGCAGGCTGTGAAGCACTTCGCAGATCTCGCATCCTTCCACAATGCCCGCGTGGAAGATGTGGCCGCAGCCTGGCAATCTGCGATCCGTGGGCAGTATGAACCCATCCAACGGTTCTTTCCATTCATCACCGATTCGTATCTAAAAACCTATGGCATTGCGAATGGGCTGGTGGATGGAAACACAGATAAGCTCACAGCCAATCAGCGAGCCATCATCCTCAATGCGATTGCACTGGATGAAAAGCTCAACCCGGCAATGAATGACTTTGCCGAAACATCGGGCGGGTTGGCAAATCAGACACGCATTATGAAAGCTCAATGGCAGGATATGCTTGTGACGCTGGGTCAAAATCTCTTGCCAATTGCGCTGAAAGTGGTCACTGCGTTGAATGGACTGTTGGAAAAATTCAACGCGCTCACTCCCGTCCAACAAAAGAT